TGGGAAAAGGTGGTGGAGGACGTAAAGAGCCGGCCCACGCGGACCAGGGAATATATCAACAAGCGAAAAATGATGAAAGACCGTTTTGGGATCGACATAACCGAGGTGTAAACATGAGCGAAAAGACAATGGACGCGGCCTGCCGCGACGCCGTAAAGGAATACCTGCAGCAGTTCCACATGGCGCGGGAACGCAAAAGAATATTGGAGCGCCGCCATGACAACCTGGTGCGGGAGTTAAAGGCGCCCACCCTGGGATCTGCATACAGGACCATGCCGACCAGGAGAACCCAGGCCAATAGCGACGGGGCCGTGTCCGTTGTCTTTAGGATCGCGGAGGTTGAGGACCGGATCGACGAACAGCGGGAGGCCATGGAAAGAACTGTGTTGCAGGTTATGGACCTGATCGACCTGCTGCCCCAGAACAGCATGGAGCGCACCGTGGTGGAACTGCGACACATAGACTGCAAGAAATGGGAGCGCATTTGCCAGGAGGTCCACATGAGCCGGTCCAGGGTAAACGACTATTACAACGCCGCCCTGGAGATCATCATGGAGAACAAGCGGGCGCGCAGACTGGTGGACAAGTTTATGCAGGCCCAGGAACCAAGAGAGTGACCCGGAAAAGATTTTGAAAGTTCGGACACTATCGGACATTTGCCTGTGCTATATTGGTAGCATGGAAAGCAGCGCAGGGGTGACACCCTGAAAAGAATACATGAGGGCCAGCCGGTGAAAGATCCGGCGGCCCTTTTGCTTTCCACGCCGAGGCTGGGGAGCATACCGTGGGGGCTTTGACTTCCTTTCACCCCGCCCGCCGCGCACGACAGGCGCAGCGGACCAGCCGCAACCCTCCGCCCTGGGTGCCTTTGCCGAGGGGCGCCCAGGGCCTCCCTTTATCGACACCCCCACCCCCCTGTCTGGGTCCTTCCTGGAGGAAAGGGCCGTGCGGGGCAAACGAGGCCCGGAAACTTCCCCCATGGGAGGGGCAATTTTTGGGGCTGTTACGTTACGGATTTTTGGAAAGGCCAAAATCTTATACCCCCTAAAGGGGGGTATAACCGAGGAAAGGAACGGAGCGAAAAAGCGAAACCACCCAAAACCGGGAAAAGCGAAACCGGCGGACCCTCCAGCAGGGCACCAGCCTGGGCATGAAATGGAGGTGCTGCCGGTGGCGGAGAAGAAAAAAACGACAAAGAAAACCGACAAGCCGGCGGTGCTGTCCGGCACCGTGCCAGAGTGGGCCAGCACAACCGTGATCGCCCAACTGCTGGGCTATTCGGTCCGACGGGTCCAGCAGCTAACCCAGGAGGGGATCCTGGAAACAGAGGTCCCGCCAGGAGGCGGCGCCCGGAAATATAAGACCTGCGAAACGATCCAGAAATACATTGCCCACATCGAGCAGAAAGCCCAGGAAACCGGCGAAAACAGCCGGGCGGCGGAACTGACGCTGAAAAAGCTGGAGGCGGAGGTGGAACTGAAAGAAAGCCAGGGCCAACTCCACCGCCTGAAAACCGCCATTGCAGAGGGAAAATACATTGCCGCAGATCAGGCCACCGAGGAACTGGAGGAGTTTGTGGCCCGCTTCAAACGCTTTGCCCTGAACATTCCCGCCCGCATGGCTGGCACACTGTCCGCCCACGTTGATGCCGTGACGGCCCGCGCCATGGAGAAAACCATGCGGAAAGAACTGGAGGCCATGCTGGCCGCCTTTGCTGACGCGGCGGAGGAACAGCGGGAGGAGCCGGGCACATGAAAAAGTACACCGTCAAACCGTACACGGTGCCGTCCTGGATCTATAAGGCCGTCCAGAAATTGCGCCCCGTCGAGCGGATCCCGGTGTCCCAGTGGGCGGAGCGGCACCGCGTTCTCCCGGATAATAACGCGATCCCAGGAATGTGGCGCAACAGCGTCACCCCCTACCTGGTGGAGATCATGGACACCTTTTCCGACGACATGGTGGAGGAAATCGTGTTTGTTAAGCCCACCCAGGTGGGTGGCACCGCCAGCATGGAGAATATGCTGGGCAGCCTGATCTCCCAGGATCCGGCGCCGACCATGATTGTTTACCCGTCCGACACACTGGCGGAGCGCGTCGTGGAAAGCAAGCTGGAGCCGATGATCAAGAAATGCCGCCCGCTTGCTGAAAAGTACCGGGAGCATGAAAGCAAAAAACTGGAGTTAAGATTTACCGACATGACCGTGTATCTGACGGGCGCCAACAGCCCGGCGGATCTGGCCAGTACAAATATCCGCAACCTGTTCCTGGATGAGGTGGACAAGTTCCCCGGAGCCAGCAAAAAGGAGGCGGACCCGGTTTCCCTGGCGCGTGAGCGCACAAAGACCTATCGACACAACAGAAAGATTTTTATTACCTCCACCCCGACCCTGAAAACCGGGCATATTTGGAAAGCCAAGGAGCAGGCGGACGTGGAAAAGCATTATTTTGTCCCGTGTCCCCATTGCGGTGAGTACATAGAACTGGTTTTCGCACAAATCAAATGGCCGTCCAAGGAGGACGTGCCGGAAAGCGCAGACCGGGCGGAAATGGCTGTGTACGCCTGCCAGAAATGCGGCGGAGTGATCACCGATCAGGACAAGGGCAAAATGCTGCAGGCCGGGCGGTGGCAACCCGTCAGGCAAAAGACCAAACACGCCAAAAGCGTGGCCTTTTGGATGAACACCCTGTACTCCCCGTTTACCAGGTTTTCGGAGATCGCCAGGGAGTTTATGAAAAGCAAGGACGACCCGGACCTGTTCCACAATTTCGTCAACAGCTGGCTGGCGGAACCCTGGGAGGACACCAAGCTGAAAACCAACGCCGAAATGGTCATGGAGCGCCAGACAGACGTGCCGGAATGGGCGCTGCCGGAATGGACCAAGCTGGTGACCGCCGGGATCGACGTACAGGAAAATTGCCTGTACTGGACGATCCGAGCCTGGGGCGATTTTATGACCAGCCAGAACATTGCCCACGGCCAGGCCCTTTCCATGAACGAAGTGGAATTGATTATGAACCGCGAATTTTCCATGCCAAACGGCGAAAAGGTCATGGTCAACCTGGCCCTGATGGACAGCGGCGACCAGACCGATGAAGTTTATGATTTTTGCGCCATGAACACCGACTGGGTGCTGCCCTGCAAGGGCGTCCCCACCCAGCTGTCCCATTACAGACTTTCCACCGTCAATAAAGCCGGCAGCCGGGCCTATGGCATGACCCTGGTGCTGGTGGACGGCGGAAAATACAAGGACATGATCGCCAGCCGCATGAGGAAACCAAACGGGACCGGATCCTGGATGGTGTACCAGGGCTGTGATCTGGACTATGCGGAGCAGGTCACGGCGGAGCATAAGATCACCGAGCGGAGCGGGGGCAAAGAGGTCCAGAAGTGGGTGCCAAAGGCGTCCCATGCGGCCAACCATTACCTGGACTGCGAAGTGTACGCCGCAGCGGCGGCGGATATGCAGGGGGTACGATCTCTTTTCCTCCAGAACCGCGTGGAAGATAAACCCCAGGAGGCCAAAAAGCCGGCGCCCAGGCAAGAGCGCCCGGCGGAAGAAAGCTGGATCAGCCAGAACGACACCTGGGTATAGGAGGCCCTGAACTATGAGCGATAAAACACAAAATGCGGCGGCAATGCTGGAACAGGTAAACGCCGCCATTTCTGCCGTGCTGGCCGGCGGCCAGTCCTACAAGATCGGCAGCCGGTCCCTGACCCGTGCCGACCTGTCCATGCTGAAAGCCCTGCGTGACGACCTGGAGGCCCAGATTGACACCGGGGAAACCACCGGCCTGCTGGATCGCACCTTTGTGGCGGTTTTCGATGGGAGGTAAACATGGGCTTTATTGACAATTTTCTGGCCGCCGTTTCCCCGCGCCGTGCGTGTGAGCGTGAGGCATGGCGGCAGCAGTTGGAGATCCTGCGAAGTTATGACGCTGCAGGGTTTGGCCGACTGAACGCCGGCTGGCGGGTCCACAACGAAAGCGCGGAACTGACAGACCGGAACAGCCGCGACGTGGTACGCGCCCGCGCCAGGGACCTGGAACGCAATAGCGACATTGCCCAGGCCATCCTATACGCCTACAAGCGCAACGTGGTGGGCAAAGGTTACACCCTGCGGGCCAAGACTGGGGACGACACCCTGAACAAGGAAATTGAACTGGCGTGGAAACGCTGGTGCAAGGCCCGAAACTGCGACGTGACCG